CGCTTGAAGTAGTACTCACTAACCTCATCGATGAACCACGTGCACTGACTGCTGACGTAGAAATGTGGCGAATACCGTGACCCTGTGATCGGGTTCTCGTGCAGTGGCAGCGGTGTCAGGTATTGCCAGTTCTTGGTGATGCCAGCATTGATGTCATTGTTGCCACGCTGCATCTTGATGCCCTCTTCACTGAACATCTGCGCGACAGTCTCACCAACCGTGCGTGCATTACCAGTCTTACGCCTGAACACGTCTGGGTCAGCGTAGATACTGCCTATGTCATCCTCATCAATCCGGTATTCCGCTCGTAGCGTTGCAATATGCTTCGCCGCACTTGCAATGGTAAGTTCTGCAATCCTAAATCCATCGAGCAGGAACACATTGGCGTCGTCGTCCACGAAAAACAGTCCATAACACGAATGTCTGGAGAGTCCGTGGTCGTAACCTTCGATAAATGAAGGCTGAAAACCGGATAAACGCATCTGTCGCAGATACGCCCTGATATCCGCATGTGGTAGAACATGCGTAACTTCGTCAAACTGTGGATAGATGAGTCCTGACAAGGCTCCCCACCTACCATACACGAATCTCTCACGCATACTTCCTGTATAGGTGGCCAACATACCACGGATATAATCCTGTCCGACATTATCGACATTCTCGTAGGTACTGCCCTCGAACAGTTCAATGAGTGGTACAGGCTTACCATCCACAATGACCGCTTTACCTGTGTCGTCAACTTCACACAACAACTTCTCGCTGATAATGCCTCGTTCAGTATAATCATGCAGCGGCTTAACGATCTCCCGGTAGCACCAATTCCTCGTTGGGTTGAGAGTTGCCATGAACCAACGCGGCCCAACGCGAGGCATTCCAACCTCACTACCGACGTATTCAGTATTTCCACGCAACCGACCCATTAAATCCATGAAGTCCTTATGACTGAACTCAGGGTCTTCTAACTGATCAACTACGATCCAGTCATATGTAGCGGACAACAAGTTTGACTTCGAGTCTTCTGTCTGCTTCCCCTGCTGAGCCACATACCGAAAGTTCACGGTAGAGCCATTTTTCAGCAGTAGTGTGTTCTCGTCGCGACTCGGCATACGTTTGATCCAGTGCGTTGGACACCATTGCAAGAACTCTCTCCTTATGGTGTCGTTCAGCTTCGGATAAGTACTCCTCGCCACCAGTCCATTGCATCCTGGATAGTCCTTGCACAGTTTCAATGCCTTTATGCATGTCGCAGCCGTCTTCCCATTACCGAACCCACCACCGATGAATTGCACTTTCTTCATCGATTGGTGAAATCGATCATGCATTCCACCTTCAACGATGCGGTACCGCTTACTCATAGCGTTGCTGCTGTAAACTCTGCATTACTCAACACACGCGGCCAGCCACGAATACGACGGACACAACCGTTAAGTGCTCTGTCACCTGCTGGTCGATTGCCAATAGTGAGTGTTGTTATTGTCGGTAATCCAGCATTAGCCTGCGAGCCTATTACACCGCCACCGACGGAAATCTGATGTGTAGTTGTTGTATAAGTACTACCAACTCGGAGTACAGAACCAACAACAGGAGTGAATGATCCGAGAGCGGCTGTCTGCGCGACGCTTGCTACTATCATGGCAGTTTGAAACGACGTGGTAAGGTTATAGAGACTGGCTATGATGTTCGCTGCTGTTCCGTCATTCAATTCAGCTGCACGTGGCGAACTTACTGTCGGTATAACCGACCACAGAATATCAGTTACTATCGTTCCCTGCGCTGCACTGAACCACGGCCCGACCGGCATCGTCGCTACGTCCACTGCCCGTGATGCCACCGCGGCGGAGGTAGGGATAGGCGAGGTCACGAATGCACCAAGTTCGAGTTGCGGTAGACCGAACCGCAGTGTTACATCGACCGCAGCAGCAGCGGCCATCACGCAACGCGTCGTGCACGATATGGCACCGACCGTGCCGCCACCAATCAACGTGCGTGTGAAGCTGCTTCGTTGCGTTGCAAGCGGTGCATTGGTTGGAAAAGTAATCGTCTGCGTACCAGCGGTGACGAACACACCGCCGGCCGTGTATTCATCGATCTGTAGATTGATAGCGGAGATGTTGGCGAGTGAGCCACCGACCAATCGCACGTAATTCGAGAACGACCACACTTGTCCATTGACTGCTGCAACCTGCGTCGTGGCCTCAAAATTCGGCCCTATGACTTGTCCTGCACCACCTGCTGTTCCGAAGAAGCGATAATCGATATACGAGATGCCGTTTTCGGTGCCTGTGCCTACAGTTGTCACGGTGAGCCCAGTGTTGTTCGCCGCTACCGCCCAGAATGTCGGTAGCGTACCAGGTGTTCCTGGTACAGCACCGGCCATTGTCGAGTTGCGGAGACTGTTGGTGCGCGCTTCCTCGATCAGCAGACCCTTCGGTTGCAGCGTCACCGGATCGTAATCGAAGCGCGGGATGTTGGTGCCCGCCGTCTGCAACACGCCCGCGCTGTCGAAATAGGTCGCAGATCCAGCGGCTCGTGTAAAAGTAATACGTGGATCGAGTACACCACTTGTAAAATCTAAATCAAGTGTCGGACTCGTATATATGCCTGCATCAGTCAGCGCATGTCCCTTAGCTGGCGACTGTCTACCAATGCGACCAACATCAAACAACATCTACGCGACCATCTCAGCAACATTCAACGAACCAGCAGCACTATTCTGGATCACCGCAACCTTCTCACCAGGATAAACCCAAAAGTACTCAGGTACTCCTGACGGCAGTAAGATCGACGCAACACCAGCTATAGCAGCAGTAGGATTTGCACCAAACGATACCCAACAATCACTGGTAGATACAAGCCGTATGTGCATTGTGTTGTTCGGTGACGTGATTGGCGTTCCACTAGCAGAATAACTACCTGCTGTTGGATACGTCTGGAATGCAGCACTCTGTATACTACCGGCCCCAATCGACAACGTTTGCGACAACGCAGGTCTGCTTGCTTGCACCTCAAATCCATGTTGGTCACTCTTAATCGTCACTTCTCCACCTCCATGTCTATGACAGGCAACTGTGCCGCATCTTTCCTTACGATCTCAATAACCAATCCACCGTCCATACGATGACGATGCTCAACAACATCACTAGGACGATGACCGCTACGATCAAGTATATCACGAGCAGCAGCCATGCGATCTGCCCTAGTACCTTCATCCATTGCTCTAACCACGACTGTAGCAGCAGCCTTCGCATTCTTGACGAATAGCTCGCGTACCACATTAGTCTCACTATCAAGCACCGTTCGTACGATCGTCTCATGCATCTGCGTGTATGCGTCACCAACCTTGATACGACCGATCTGGTCAACGTTCATACCTGTAGCGATAGCGATCTCTTCATCGTCCAATCCAAACAGCGTATAGCTAAGCACCACACCAACAGCATTCATTGTGCGTGGAACTTCAGGCAACTCACTCAGCTTTCTACGTGCAGCAGTCACAATACGCTGTGCCTCTGCATGTGTTGGCACTTCAACGAACTTTGGTTCAGGTTTTACAAGAGTTTCACTACCATCGACGCGACCATCTGGGTATACAACGCGACCATCAGCCAAACGCAGTGGTTCATTGTTCTTCGGCAGTGACATTACCGTACCATTGTCCTTGCTTTTACACGTACACGTGGCTTCTTCGCAGGCGCAGGTGCATCCGGTGGCACTGCCTTGTCGAGTGCAGAACTTACACCCTGATCAGTTGGTGCAGGTTGCTGAATAACAGCAGGAGGTTGCTGCATTGGTGACGGCAGTCGTGTGTCAGCAGGTGTAGCAGGTGCAGCCAACCGAAGTGGTGGAGCAGGTAACGCTAATCTCGCCTCTGGACCACCAAGTTGGGCAACACCACCACCAACATCAGTCATTGCAGGTGCACCAGCACCAGGAAGTGGAGGTCTGCCACCACCAAGTATTCGTTGAGCAAGACCAGCAAGACCACCAACACCTAGACCACTGAGTATTCCAGTGAGCGATGAATTGTCTGGTGGTGCTGCACTTGTAGTTGGATCACCTGATCCTGGTGCAGTATCACCCTGTGCTACACTCGTATTGATCGCATTCTGTGGAGTTCCACCACCAGTTACAGCGCCTCGACCACCACCAGCGCCAACAGGTGGATTTACACCTGGAGTATCACTGCGCAAACCAGGAATTACACCAGGGTCTTGCTGATTTGCAGCAAGTGCACGACTGATATTCTCACTTGTTGGCTGATACCCACGTGCCTTCAAGTAATTCTGGATCATTACTGTCGGAGACATTGCATCCTGACCAGTAGTGTCCACATTCTGAGTAACAGGTGCAGTTCCTTCAGGTGGCACCACCTGTTGCGGTGGAATCGGCAGTCCTCGTTGTGTGCCACTCATCACATCATTCCTCTACGACCCAAAATCGCATGTGCAATACAAGCA